TAACGAAGACGTTGGTTCACAAGCACCACCTACTTTTGATGCTGCTAATATAAATCAAGTATACGAAACTGCCGACGGTTATGTCTGGAAGTATATGTATCGTCTCACTACATTACAATTCGAAGGCTATAACGCTTTAGGTTATATACCAATTGATCCTACTGCAACCGTTGAACCGGCAGATGTTTACGGGGGTGGTATATCTGAGATTCAAGTTACTAATTCTATTGTTAATAATGGGTACGAAGAAAAGAGTGGTCTTATAAAAGGCGATGGTCGTCCGCCAGAGCGAGTTGGCGGTCCTTCTTCTCACGGCAATGTTAAATTAGAAATTGATCCAAAAGAGCAAGATTGGCAAGCAACAGAAAATTACTATACAGGTCAATTCTTTTATGCCACAAACCCAAGTTCAAGTGTTACGAATCTATTTGAAATCAAAGCTTATAATCTGATTCAAGGAAATGGTCTAGCGGAAATTACTGTAGGCGAAGAATTATCAAATCCAAGGCGCGGTAACGTAGAGAATGCAACTCTAGCATCGCCTGTCGTAGTTACATCAACATCTCATAACTTAGTGAATGGCCAACCAATTACATTTAGAAACATTGTTGGTATGTCAGAATTAAATGTAAATGAAGCAGACACAGATACACTTGCTGCAACTACTTTTTATGTACAAGTTGTGAATGCAGATACATTCCAATTAAAAACAAATTCATTATTAACATTGGATCTTGATGGTACTGCCTTTGGCGGATATACATCAGGTGGTACATGGAAAGGTTTAACAGACTTCCTGGTATCAACAGCAACGATTAATGCAAATATTAAAATCTTCCCTCGCGTTAAAATTAGCGGAGACGGTGATGGAGCAGTAGCAGTACCTGAAATTGATAATGGTGGTATTAATAAAATTATTCTTTTAAATAAAGGTACAGGATACAATAACGCTATTGCGACTGTTGTAGATCCTCTCATTGATTTTAACCCAGGCGGAACTGAATCAGCAGATGTAAGAGCAATTATTCAACCTATCATTGAACCGAAAGGCGGTCATGGTTATAGTCTGTTGGATGAATTTAGATGTAAACATTTTTCAATGTATGGATTCATTACAGCAGAAGACAATACAAAGATCGGAGATAAGAATACTTACGGCTGTATTGGTATTGTAAGAAGCCCGACTTTCAGAGATATGGAAGGCGTGGCTACATGGAGAAGCGGTCAAGCAAATACCGCACCTGAACCTGATGTCTTTGATAATAGAATCGCAATTGTAACAAATGATTATGGAAGATTAAACGCAAATAGTACAATCACCCAAATTGATGTAAATAACGAAGTTGTCTTTAGTGCTCAAATACACGAGATTGACGAAACTTCAAATACGGTATTTTTAGCAGAATATATCGGACCATATAGAAATAATGCTTTGGTTGGTAATGGAGATACATCATTTAATCCAAATCTAGCAATAACCTCGAATACTGGTCAGAGAATAACAATAAATAATCCTGTAGCAGATAATGTTACATATTCGGATTACAAACAGAGAACGGGCGAAGTGTACTTCATGGAGGACTTCTTCCCACTAGCAAGAACCGATCTCTCGCGAGAAGAATTTAAATTTGTACTGGAATTTTAAGGAACGTAAGTAAAGATGCCTATTAATAAAAACTTAAACCAAGCACCATACTTCGATGACTATGATGCCGAGAAGCAGTTCTATCGAGTTATGTTCAAGCCTGGGTACGCGATACAGGCAAGAGAACTTACACAACTCCAGAGCATACTTCAAAATCAGGTAGAATCATTTGGAGATAACGTATTCAAAGAAGGCTCAATTGTAAAAGGCTGTAACTTTACAGAACTTGATGATCTTCAATACGTAAAACTAAATGACGGCCCTACAGGATTCAATGCAGAATCATTTATCAGTACATCTGCGGTTGAAACATTAGCGGGTCAAGAAGTTGAACTTGACTATGTTTATCAGGTAAAAGGACAATCATCTGGTCTTAAAGCAGAAATTGTTCAAGCCGCAAAAGGTTTTCAAACAAGACCACCAAATCTAAATACTTTCTTTATTAACTATACTAACATTGGTAGTGCAGGTCAAACTCAATTCCAAGCTGGTGAAGCATTAGTTGTAACAAGATTCAAATATTTAAGAGGAACCACGAACGAAGCGTTATCAGTTGATACTGTTGTTAACACAGGCCTTGCAGTATATGGTTCGCCTACAGCAGGAAATCCACATGTTGGTAGAGCATTCGGTATCGAAGCTGCTCCCGGTATTGTATTTCAGAAAGGCCATTTTATATTTACAGCAGAACAAAGATTGGTTGTTGAAAAATATAGTAATGTTGCCGATAATAAATCAGTTGGTTATTTAGTATCAGAAAGATTAATTAATAACCTACAAGATAACAGCCTATACGATAATGCAAACGGTTCTAGGAATGAAAATGCCCCAGGTGCAGACAGATTAAAACTTGTTCCTACGTTAACAGTATTGGAAACTTCAGACGGAACTCAGAATTCAGACTTCTTTACATTGGCTCGTTATCAAAATGGTAATGCAATTACTGTAAGAGACGTTTCTCAATACAACGTATTGGGCGAAGAGATGGCTCGACGTACCTACGAAGAATCTGGTAATTACATTTTAGAAACGTTCCCAATAACTACCGATGATCGTATTCCTACTGGTGCTGCCAATAGTGAAGTACAATGTGTCGTTGGACCTGGCACTGCATATGTGAAAGGTTATAGAGTAGAAAATTCTGGTGAACGTTCATTCCAAATAGATCAAATAGGACAAACCGAAACAGTTAACAATCAAAACGTTTCAATGGAATATGGAAACTATTTTGAAATTGATACTACAAGTAACTCACAAGGTTATTTGAATTTAGGTATTCTTTCATCAGCAGATGCGCAAACATCAGGAAGTAGTTCAGTTGGTGCAGTCTCAGTACAAAACATAACAGACAAAAGAATCTATATTCACTCTGCTGTATATAACGGTGCTCAAGCTATTAAAGACATTACCAAATTATCAGATGGTAGTGGTGATGTACCTATAAGAACAAATTCTATCGGTTCACCTGTTATTAAAGAAACAGGAAGAAAAGCATTAGTCTTTGATACTGGTATTAACGGAATATTCGCAACGTCAAATACTCTTGTTCCTTGTAGAGCTCAGAATACAGGAACGGCAACAACCGGCACAATTACGTTAACTGCAGGACCAGGCGAAGATTTTAATTGTCTTAACGACGATATTCGAGTTAACTTGGCAGGAACAACATATCCTGTTATAAGTACCACTACCGCTTTGAATAATTCACAACTTAATATTGTTTGTGCAAGTGGTTTAAATGGTTCAGTAGAAGTATTTTATAATAAAAGACAGATCGGTTCATCGGATGGTATCTCACCTTATGCTAAAACATTACGTGATACTTATATTAAGTTTAGTTACTCAAACGTTAAAACACAATACAGTTTAGGTTTTCCAGATGTATTTAAAATTGTAAGTATTACAAATGCGTCAGGAGAAGATTTTACAAGTAGCTTTAGATTAAAAGAGAATCAGAAAGATACTTTTTACGATCTATCTTATGTAGAATATATTGAAGGTCGTCCTGAGCCAAGCGGTGTTATGACGGTTAATCTGCAATGCTTTGAGGTAGATACTTCAACTGGTAAATACTTCTTTACAATTAACAGTTATCCTAATACTCTAAGTAAGTTTGATATTCCTTCTTATGTATCAGAGTCAGGTCAAACATATAACTTAAGAGATTGCTTTGATTTCAGACCGCATGTGAATAAAGATACATCTGCAAATTATTCGGCAGTTATAGGTAATGCTCCAACAATTGGAACGCAGGTTGGATTCAATACAGTATCGTTTAGTGGTAAAGGAGCTGCGTTGGTTCCTGCTGCACAACAATCATTACAAACAAGTATAGAACATTACCTATCAAGAATTGATACAATTGCTTGCGATTCTTATGGCGAGATTGTTATCATTAAAGGTGAAGAACAGAAAATGCCTGTTCCACCAAAGCTTACAGCAGATCAATTAGCAATCGCAAATGTTGAGATTCCAACTTTCCCTGCGTTATCTAAGAAGCAGGCTGATATTCTTCGTAAACCTGGTTATAGCATTAAGCCAAGAGCAACAGGTGTTAAGAATTACACAATGAAAGATATGCACGATCTTGAAAAGAAGATTGATAACATGGCATACTATATTTCATTGAATCAATTAGAATCTGAAACAGATAATTTAGTTGTACGTGATGAGAACGGTTTAAACAGATTTAAGAACGGTTTCGTTGTAGATCCTTTTAACAATTTACAGTTATCAGAAATCAATCATCCACAGTTTAATGCCGCAATACCGTTTAATCAGAAAATTTTAACTCCTTCGTTAAAAACATTCCCATTAGATTTGATATACGATTCGGCGTCAGGATCTTCGATCTTCCCATCTACTGCTGATGCTAAGGCAGCAACTGTAGGAAGGAATTCAAATGTTGAGGTTATTAATCAGCCGTATGCATCGAACTTTAGAAATTGTGTAAGTAACTTCTATAAGTATGTAGGTGATGGAGTTATATCTCCACCTTACGATGCTGCTTATGATACAACAGTTAATCCTGCTTCTATTGATATTGATTTAACTACTCCTTTCCAAGAATTCGTTGATGAGATTCAAGCATTCTTACCTATGACTGATACATCTTCTGTTAGAAATTTTGTAGCAGATGGAAGACGTGGGGCAGGAACAGAAACAACAGCTATCACAACAAGATCAAGCGAAATTACTATTGATAGTTCAAGAACAACAGAAGCGTTCGTTGGTGAATTTGTTTCCGACTTTAGATTCCAACCGTATATGGCCGCAAGAGATATCAAAGTTTATATGTCAGGATTAAGACCTAATCAAAGACATTACTTCTTCTTTGATGGAGTAAACGTTGATGC